CAGGCGTTCCCCCCCAGCCCGACCGAGGAGGAACGCGACGCCGCAGTTGCCGTCGTGAAGGAGGTCTACCTTGGCGGCTTCAAGCCCTCGACGCCCGCCGACGCCGCCAACATCATGGGGTCGGCGCTGATGGCCATCGTCCAGCCGGGGTGCAACGACCGCTCGCCGATGGTGCTGATCAACAAGCCAGAGCAGAACAGCGGCGGCTCGTGGCTGGGCCGCGTCCTGACCATGACCGCGACCGGAGCAGACCCGTCCGTCGAGAACTGGCCGGAGGACAACGAGGAGGAGCAGCGCAAGCAGTTGTTCGCTGGCCTGCGCGAGCAGCCCGCCGCCCGCATGTACGACAACGTGAAGGGGACGCTGGAGGGTTCGGCGCTCGCCATAGCCGCCGAGGCTCGCACCATGCACGGCCGCGTGCTGGGGACGTCGGAGTCGGCCACGTTCGCCATCAACTGCTGTCTGGTGTTCGCAGGCAATGGCGTGACGCTCGATCTCGACATGCGTCGCCGCACGAACTTCATCAACCTCGATGCGTTCGCGACGGACGCAGAGCGCAAGGCCGCGCGTGCGGGGAGTGTCTCGAAGGAGACGCTGTGGCTCGAACACAACCACCAGCGCGCCGTAGAGGCGCTCCTGACCATGACCGCGTGGTGGCTCACGCACGGCATGCCTCGTGGCAAGACCCTCGACAGCTACGAGGAGACGACCGGCATCGTTGGTGGGATACTGGAGGCGTGCGGCATTGCCGGGTGGCTGGACAATCGGGGCGGCGAATCCTTCGAGATGCTGTCTGACTCCGACGAGACCGAGGCCCTGTTCGTGCGCGACCTGTGGTCGGTCTTCGGGGAACGCGGGTTCGAGTGCAAGGAGGTCGACGAGGCGTGGGTTCAGGACGAGGAGAAGTCGCTGCCGATCAGGACCAACGACAGCCCCAACACCAACGCCCGAATTTCGAGGCTGGGGCTGTGGTTGAGGAGGAGGCGTGGCCGGTACTTCACGGTGGTCGAAGGGCGTCCAGCGGTCGCCGCAGCCCCGGCGGGGGCCGGTCGGAGGTCGATCCTCGCCCAGCCTGCGGTGGAGGAAGTCAGGGCGAAGCTGGAATTTACACGCACCGCGCAGAATAGGACGTACCGGCTCACGAAGATTACTGCACAGGGCGTGCTGGATGTTTTGGGTGAAAGTGCCGGTGAATGACACGTTGGGGGCCGCTGGTGACGGGTGTGAAAACGACCCGTCATTGGAAATTCCCCAATGATTTCAACGGCCCATGACGGGATGACAGGTGTGACACTCTTTTACAAGGCTACATAGTCTATAGAAATAATGGCAATGTTTTTTCCCGTGAGTATTACTAGGCTTCCAGTGACGGCGTCATCCCGTCATGCCGTCATTGGGCGTCATGGGCGGCTAGGAGGGTACGATGGCAGAGAAACGTGATCCAGAGACCGGCATGCTGGTCGACGACAGCCCCGCGCTGCGGCTCGCGGCCCGCGATTGGCGGTCCATCGCGGCGATGCGTCACCCGATGAAGGTGGCCCTGTGGCTCGCCTTGATGCGGCCAGCGCACGAGGTGATCGAGCGGGCGGCCAGCGGGTGGAAGCCCGTCGGTGAGGGTGAGGACCCCGAGGTCGTACCAGAGTCAGAGCGCCGCGAGCCTGTCCCCTCGATCATCGCGCTGGGCGAGGCGATGCTGGCGCGTGCGTTGACGGGCGACACCGCGGCGCAGAGTCAGATCAGCGACCGCATCGAGGGGAAGGTGGGTCAGCGATCCGGCGACGTCGATCCGGCGGTCGAGGCCAGCCGCGAGGTGGTCACGGCGACAATCGAGGCCATCGTGCGGGGCTTCACCAATCAAAAACTTGGCAAGGCGGTCGACGTCGAGATTCTCGGCGAGACAGACATTGTGTCTGATCGCAAACGAGAGGATACTGAACGCCCGACCAAGAAGCCAAATGGGAAGATCAATGGATCACACTGACAAAGACTTTTGGTTGAAGATCAGCATCCGCAACAACCGGCTAAAGGCAGGCAAGCATCATGGCTAAATCACCCACTTGGCAGACCAAGGCTGGAAAGAACCCCGAGGGAGGCCTGAACGCCAAAGGGCGGGCTTCCGCCAAGGCGGAAGGCATGAACCTGAAGGCTCCGGTAAAGTCTGGAGACAATCCTCGTCGTGCATCTTTTCTTGCCCGCATGGGCGGCATGCCCGGACCGGAAAAGAAACCAGATGGAGAACCCACTAGGCTTTTGCTTTCTCTCCACGCTTGGGGCGCAAGCTCCAAGGCTGATGCAAAAGCAAAAGCAACGGCTATCTCCAAGCGCAACAAAAACAATGGTAGTTAGCCGTACCACATGCGCGCGATGGGGAGAGCAGTGTGACCACTGATACGTTCATCTGTGACCACTGCGGCAAGACATACCCACGCGACACGTCGGACGCGGCGGAAGCGGCGGTGCTCGCCGAGGCCGAGAGGCGGTTCGGCCATTTACCACCAGAGGGTCGTGCTGTGGTGTGCAATGGCTGCTACGCGAAGTTCATCGCGGACCTCGACCGCCGCATCGCCGAGGTGTTGGTGAGTGACGACACGAGTAAGAGGACGCTGCACTGATGACGACACAGTACGCACCACGCCCATCGCGCGCTGTCGCTGGCAGCTTCGGACGCATGGACAACGAGCGCCATCCCGAGGACCTCTACGAGACGCCAGCGTCGGCGGTCGATGCGCTGTACAACGACGACAACATCGCGGCACCCATCCTCGAACCGAGCGCGGGCAAGGGTGCGATTGTCAAGAAGCTGCGAGCGTTGGGCTTCACGGTCGTCGCCTACGACCTGCACGACTGGTATGGTGCCGAGGGCGTCGAACCGGGCATCGACTTCCTCGCGCAGTTCGACACGCGCAAGTGCAAGAGCATCGTGATGAACCCGCCGTTCAAGGATGCCGACAAGCATGTGCGACACGCGCTGAACATTCTCCCGCAGCACGGCACGCTCTATGTGCTGCTCCGACTCACATGGATCGCGGCCAAGAAGCGCGCCGACCTGCTGCCGCACATCGACAAGATCATCATCATCGGTCGCACCAAGATGCTGCCACCCAACGTCGAGGACAAAGGTCACAGCGGCACGGTCGACTTCGCGTGGTTCGTGATGAAGCCGCATCGGCTTCCGCTTGGAACAACAATAGTGAGGACAGCATGAGTCGCGGCAAGTCCGACCTCTTCGACATCACCGTCGAGCTTGTACACCAGACCGACAGAGCGTGGCTGGTGAACGACGGCACGCTGAGTGCTGACGACAGCAAGCCTGTCAACGTGTGGGTGCCCAAGAGTCAGTGCGAGTTGGAGCGCAACTCCGACGGCAAGACGTGGACGCTTACAGGTCCCGAGTGGTTGCTCGACGCGAAGGGGCTGACGTGACCCGTGCGTCTGACTCGACGGTAAGGCACACGCCGTGACCTCCCTCGCCTCTCGCCTGCGCGCGATGAGCGAAGGCGACCTCGCCTTCGTTGACGCCGAGCGTGCGTGGGCCGAGCGGGCGCGTGTCGACCAAGTGCTTCCCATCGACGGCTGGTCGCTGACCATCGCGCAGCCGGGTCGAGGCTGGGGCAAGACGATGAGCGGCAGCGCGTGGGTGCGGCGCTGCGCTGGTCTCTACCCCGGCTGCATCATCCATGTCGTCGCACCTACCTACGCCGACTTGCGCGGCGTCGTGTTCGGCGGCGCGTCGGGCCTGCTCGCGTCGATCCCTCGCGTGTTGATCAAGGAGATCAACCACTCGCTGTTCGAGGTGCGTTTCTGGAACGGCACGCTGATCCGGGGCTTCAGTGCCGAGGCCCCCGACCGCCTGCGCGGCCCGCAGTGTACGTTCGTGTGGGGCGACGAGTTGGCCGCGTGGCCCAACGCCGACGAGACGCTGACCAACATCGACATGAGCACGCGGCTCGTCTACCGCGCGCACGACGGCAGGCTTGTCCAGCCGCAACGCTACTACACGACGACGCCGCGCCCGCTGTCGTGGCTCAAGAAGATGATCGACCGCGCCGACCGCGTCATCCACGGCTCGACCTACGACAACAAGGCGAACCTCGCCGAGGGCTTCCTGCGCGACCTGCGACAGTACGAGGGAACGCAGATCGGGCGGCAGGAGATACACGGCGAGCTACTCGACATCGGCGAACAGGCGATCATCAAGCGTAGCTGGCTGAAGCTGTGGCCAGCCAAGAAGCCGCTGCCGTGGTTCGAGTTCGTCATGGTGTCGCTCGACACTGCGCTGACCGAGAAGACCTTCGACAAGAAGAGCTACGAGGCAGACCCGACGGCCTGCACGGTGTGGGGCGTGTTCCTTCACGAGAAGAAGTGGTGCGTCATACTACTCGAATGCTGGCACGACCAGATAGGCTTCCCCGAGCTTGTGATGCGGGCCAAGAAGGACATGAAGGCGATCTACGGTCGTAGGCGCGACGTGTTGTTCAAGCCGCTCATCGGGTCGCAGCACGAGTTCGAGCAGGTCAAGCGTCCCGACCTGATGATCATCGAGGACAAGGGCAGCGGCATCAGCCTGCGCCAGACGCTGGCCAACGAGGGCATCGACTCGTACCCCTACAACCCCGGCAAGGCGGACAAGTTGTCGAGGCTGCACGCGGTCAGCCACGTCGCGGCGTCGGGCCGCGTGTTCCTGATCGAGTCGCTGGTCAGCCCCGGCGAGGCGCGCGACTGGGTGCAGCCGTTCTTGGACGAGGTGTGCGTCTACTCAGGCCCCGGCACGACACCGCACGACGACTTCGTTGACTCGTTCTCGCAGGCGATGAGATTTTATGCCGACAGGTGGCTGAACGCCGGAGTCGGAGAGGTGGTCAAGGACGGCAGCGTCGAGTACCTGCCCCCGCCGCTGCCCGAGGACATGCCCAAGGACTTCTACGACCAGCAGACGGAGAACCCGTATTCCTAGCACCCTCGACCCCACAAAGATTCTCTACTGCCTCTACGATCCGACGTCGCCTGACTCGGTCGCGACGGCGTGGGTGGTCAGGCACGTCTGCCAACGCGACGCGATCTCGCTGGAGCTTGCGGCGAACGAGCCTAATGCGGCGATACCGCCCGACTTCATGGACCGCCACGTCGTGATCGCCGGGGTCCGGTGGTCGGTCGCCGCCATCAATCTCATGGCGCGGCACTCCGAGACCGTGGTCCTGTTTCCGACTCTCAACGGCTTCGAGAGCTACGACGCGCTGAAGACTGTGCCGCCGTACAAGGACTGGACCAAGGACGGCTACGCGATCACCGGGATAGCGCCCAGCGACCCGCAGCACGTCGGCAGGGGCTATGTGTGCCGCGAGGTGGGCATGTCTCCGCAGGCCACGGCGTGGCGCTTCTTCCGCCCCGGAACCCCCGTGCCGAGCTTCCTGACCCAGCCATCGACGTCCACCGACCCGGACTGGGCCTTCGCCGCCTACGACAGGGCGATGCAGGGGGAACAGCCCGCTGGCGGGTCAGAACCGACTCTGGTAAGCTAGGTCCTACCTCCGCCCCTCGACGAGGCCTGTCGTCATGCCCGACCCCCGCATTTTTGCCAAGTTCGCTCGCGACATCGCGGGCTGGTATGGCGACGTGGGGAGGACCGCCGAGAAGCAGGTACTGGAAGAGGCGCAGCGATACGGACGCGAGGCAGGACGCTTCGGCTCGCCTGACGTGGACGGCAAGGGCTTCCTGTCGGGGCCGCTCCTCGGCAAGGCAGCTTCCGTCGACTACAGCGTGACGAGGGGCCGCGACGACGTGGGCTACCCACCGAGCAAGTCGCTTAGGCCTCACGACAGCGGCTGGAACCAGTTCCGCGAGGACGTCAACGAGGGCGTCATCCCCGGCTTCGACATGCACAGCCACCCGCCGCTCGACACGTCCACCGGCTGGGCTGGGCCGTTCGGATCACAGGCCGACATTAAGAACGCGATGCGGCGCGGCGTGGCCGGTCCTCTCACGCCGTCCGAGGGTGACTTCAGCGTCTGGCTCCGGCACTACAACGACAGCATCGGCGACTTCACCCCGCGTCCGACTCTGCGCCAGACGGCGTACATCCAAGGGTCGCAGCCCCGCTCGCTGTTGGCGCTGGGTTCGCCTGACTTCAACGAAGACCTGCTCCCCGGCATCGACAAGGTAGCGCCCGCCGATCTCTACAAAATAATGATGGAGCAGAACGCGAAGCGCGGCTCGCTCTACGGCGAACTCCGCGGCAGTTCCGCCGCGACCGACGTCACAAAGGACTACGGCGCGACGCTGCCCGAGTTGTGGGCGGCGATCCACACCAACCGCATGGCGCAGCGCGGCGTGCCGATGACGTTCGAGGATCGTGCGCCGTTTGGCAACGGCTGGCTTCAGGACGCGATGTCCGACTTCTACAAGAGCAGCGACCGCCACGGCGAGGGCTACGAGCAGGGCGGCCCCGTCGAGATGGAGACAGGTGGCGGAGTCCTCCGCAAGCTGATCCGCGCCTACCACGGCTCGCCGTATGCGTTCGACAAGTTCGACCCAACGAAGATTGGCAGCGGCGAGGGCGCGCAGGCCTACGGCTACGGCCACTACTTCACCGACAAGGAGGACATCGCGCGGGGGTACAGGGACAGGTTAGTTGGACGAGCATTGCCCGATTCCTCGAACGATGATCCAGCCTTCCGCGCTTATGTGGCGACGCAACTCAATGGCGGCTTTGATCAAGCACTGGAGGCCTTGCGGAGCAACTCCTACGCCGAAAGGAACGGTCCAGTCATAGAAGCTCTTCTGTCGGGGGCCTACAGGAAGCACGAGCCGTCACGCGGCCACATGTACGACGTCAACCTCGGCGTGAACCCGCAGGACCTGCTGAACTGGGATGCGCCGCTGACTGATGTGTCCTCCAAGATTCGCGACCCCTTGTTGTCTGTGCTGGACAAGGCATCCTCGATCCACCCAAACGCCGAAGGCATGTTCCGAAGCCTCTACAACAACAAATCGGATTTGGGCCGTTACACGGGCAGGGACGTGTATTCGTCGTTGTCTGGTCCTTGGACTCCCCGCGCCAAAGGAAAGGAGGAAGCGTCCTCTCTTTTGTTTGGCGAAGGCATCCCCGGCATCAGGTACCTCGACGGCATGTCACGCAACGCTGGCGAGGGCACCAGCAACTACGTCATGTTCCCCGGCACCGAGGGCCGGATCAAGATCAACAACCGCTACGAGCACGGCGGCCCCGTCGACACGCCCACCGAGGGCGAGGGCGGCATGTACGGCGCACCTGACTCGATGTTTAACACGCCCGAGTCGCTGGCCGCCGCGCTCTACCCGCAGCACGGCACGGCGTATGGCGGCGGTGGCAAGGTTCGGCGCGCGTTGGAGAAGGCAGGACAGTTGGCGCGCGATGCGCTGCTGGGCGACCTGCCCGAGTACAAGCCCGGTGAGGAGACGTACCTGCGCTTCGGCAAGTGGCCCAAGAGTGAGCGCAGCCGGAACTACATCGAGGGGGGACGCGAGGAAGGCGTCTCGGTTTATCCGTTGGCCCCCCACGGTGGTCCGCCGCTGGATTGGAGCGACAGCGGCGAGCTTGACTCGCACCGTTACCAGCGCCTGAAGGGTTCGGTGTTCCCCTACAGTCCTGCCAACCCGAAACAGGACCACAACCACCCGAGCTTTTTTGTTCAAGGGCGCGAGGTCGGCATAGGTCAGGACGGCGAGCCGTTGCTGCGCGAAGTGAAGCCGTTGTCGCGTGATTGGCATAGCCCACAGGTAGGCGACAACGAGGCAGCGCCTCTTTCGTACTTCCGTCGGTACGACGACGAACCATTGCCGGGAATTGTGAAGCCGTTCGATGGAGCGTTTGCCGACGGCGGCCCAGTCCACATGGAGTACGGCGGCATCCTGCGTCGCGCGTCGCGCCTCGGCGACATGATGAACGAGATCACGAACCGGCATGGCGCGTCACAGGGCCGCCGCTTCGAGCAGGCGTCTGACTCCGCGAACCTTGAGCACTTCAGTGACAAGGGTCTGCTGAATGCGTTTGGCAACAACAGCCCGCTTCTCACGACGATGCCGCCGGGGCGCTTCGAGGACTTCGCAACGCCGATCCCTGAGAGGATCATCAACGAGCGTCCGTACTACAAGTGGGGCTACCACGACGACGCCGACATGCTGTCACCGGGACAGCAGACCTATGATGAGTATCTCCGCGAACTCAGGAACGTCTCGGAGTATGGCGGCGGCCTGAGCGAGGTTCCGTACCTCCGCCTCAGACGTGGCCTGCCCTTCAACGAGGTAGGTGAGCACGAAGGCCGTCACCGTCAACGGATGCTTGCCGAGATGGGTGAACCCAATTCACTGGTTCAGCTACTGCCGGGGGACACCAGCCGTGGCCTTCAGGAAGGTCGCGTCGAGCGCCTGATGAAGAGCTACTTCCTGCATGGCAACGAGACGCCGTACATGCCGGAGAAGTCCAACGTGTACGACGCCTTCCGCCCGATGGTGCAGTTCCCCAATCCAGTGTTCGCCGAGGGTGGAGAAGTACACATGGCCCTAGGTGGGACGCCCCCGAATACGGGCGGCCAATACGACGCGCCGGAGCCAGAGGGCGGCGGCTACATCCGCAACAACCTCGGCAACATGTATGCGGGTCCGGTGAAGGAGCTTGTTACAAAGGGCGCGAGCGTAGTTAGAGGCAGGCCGCAGAAGCCGCCGCGCCTGCCGTCCGAGCCTGCATGGGACCCTGCTCGCGCGTCGGCCCTGCAATACGAGATTGCAGGGGAAGGGAGGGGCGCTGGTCCCCTCGACCTTTCCGCCGCCGATCAACGCATCCCCAACATCGTTCAGGAGGCCATTCCGCGGCATGATCCAGCGCGTGGCGTTTCACCTCGCATGCAGGACGCCATCAACAATCCGACAGTCCTGTACGGCATCGAGGACAGCATCAAGAACGGCATGCGGATTGGCGCTGACAGGTGGTACCACAACAACCCGATCTATCAGGCGTTCACGCGGGAGTTGGGTGGAGAGCAGGGCCACGCTGAGTTTATGAAACTCATGGACTACAACTCTGGCTCGTCGCCGCGATCAAAGGTCCCAGACAACATTCGCAACGCCAGCTACTATTTCGTCAACGAAGGCCGGGACCCAAGAGATTGGGCAGCGATGCCGCCCAATCCCGCCCCCTACGGTCATTTGGCGCAGGACCTGCACCGCGCCAACGCTGATCTTGTTCGCATAGGTGAGGGGGACTGGGGCGGCTACGACGTCATCAAGAACCCCAAGCCGCCATCGTATGGCACAAACTTAGGCGGCAATTTTGAGCCGGTGGCGCTTGACTCTCATGCCTTCAAGAACATCGCGATGAGGTCATGGGACCCGCGTTTTCTTGCGACGAGTCTTTCGGATTTCCTCACAGTCAATCCGTTTTCCAAAGATAGTCTCGCCGGGGTGTCTGACGACCTCGCGGGCCGCGCATCGTTTGCTCAAAGATACGGCACGCCCAATGGGCGCAAGGATGGGAAGTTTCGCATCGACTACGCGCCGCAGAGTCTGGTCAATAGCGGAAGGCTCTCTATGGAAGACGCTCTCGCGCGCCCCGCCCTATGGGACGCCAAGCCTCGCAACAATGAGTATGCGGCAGGCGAGAGGCTGTACCAGAACATGTCGCGTGACATGGGCCTCGCGCCCGCAGAGGGCCAGTCCGCAGCGTGGGCCGGGGCCGGGGAACTGACAGGACTGGGCACGCCTGCCGACAGAACCTTCAGTGAAATGTTCAATGAGCGTGTGCTTCTGACCGCCAAGCTGCGCGGCGAGGACCCACGAGACACTCTTCGCAAATTGATTCGCCGTGAAGCGCCTCTCATGGCAGAAGGTGGCACCGTGGAAGACCAATACCATCCGATCTGGCAACAGAGCTTCGCTGGTGGTGGGCAGCCGGACAGGCCTCGTTTGGACGGGTTTGGCGCTATGGCCCGAAGCAGGCCCGACGAGTACGACCCGGTCTCCGCCTCCCAGTACCCGTGGTTGATGGATAAGGAAGACTTCCAGCCAGACTATGGTTTTAGGAATATACGCGATCCACTGGACCTCACCCACAACATGGACAACTCTCTTCTCTTCCAGTCTCGCGAACCGTTTGAGGGTAGAGGCTTCACCCTCACGCCCGAAGAGAAGCGCGCGAAGCGGCTGGAGCAGCGCGGACTTGAAGCCAAGCCCGAGTCAGACATCAACCCCTACGACATCATTAGGGCATACGCCCACAGTCTTGGCCAACGGCACAAAGAGTGGAAGCCGTCTTACTCCGGCGAGTCTCTGCCGTGGCAGTTGCTTCAGTCGGCGGGAGATTTAGGTCGCGTCGCATCGAAGTCCGTCACGGGGAACTTTGGCGACACGCTCTCCGCGTCGATGCGTCCGTGGGACGGATCATACGAAGACCGGCTGATGCAGGAGAACGACCTGACTCGCCAGTCGGAGCGCGACATCCACCCGTTGTTGAAGGACATCACTTCGATACCGGCCTTGATCAGCCAGCGTCTATGGGCAGCGCCAGCAATCGGCGATGCCGCGTCCAACCTTGCGACGCCCGCCAACAGCGTGGGTGAGTGGGCCGACAATCAGATACGACCCCTCATGGGCGCGCTCAGGAACATGCCCGACGCCCTCAACAGGGCGCGCGACATGCTCTCCGGCGTTCAGCCCGAGGGCCGCATGGAGCCGGAGTACTACGACCACGGCGGCAGCGTCGAGGACCAGTACCACCCGATCTGGAGTCAGAACTTCAAGGGCGGCGGCGGCGTCCACGACATCCTCGGCACGCTGGGCGGTCTTGCGGGCAACCTGATCCCGATCCCCGTTCTCGGCCCGATGATTGGCAGGTTTGCGGGTCACACGCTGGGCAACCTCATCGAGGGCAACTCCGACGAGATTGGCGACGACGCCGCCCGTGACTTCAGCTTCGGCATGGCTGACCCGGACACGCAGGGTTGGGAACACGGCGGCCCAGTGGACGACTTCACGTTCTCCGCAGAGGAGCCGGGTATGCCGTCCTTCGGCCCCGGCATCCCCGGCTTCGACGTCGACATGCTCCCCACCAACCCGCAGATCGCCCGCGACAGGGCGGATCGTCAGCGCATGATGGCGCAGGCGGAGCAGGCCTCCCAGCGCGGCCTCGCCCAGCAGATGAAGCCCAAGGACTCGGGCGGTGGTGGTGGCATGGGCGACATCATGGGCATGGCAATGAAGATGGCCCCGCAGATCATGTCGATGATGGCGTCGCACGGCGGCCCGGTGGGCCACTACGCCGACGGCGGCAGCATCCCCGCACCGAATGGCGCGCAGCCTTGGATGTACGGCGGTGGAGCATTGATGGCGCGCGGGGGATACCTGCGGAGCCACGGAGGAATGAATGGCTGACTCTGACCCGTACTCCCAAGAGGGCCGCGCAAGTGGCGTCACGACCCTCGACACGGCGATCCCCGTCGGCGGCGAGGTCGACATCGCAGAGTCAGGCAACGTCGATCTCAATGCGCCGGAGGAGGAGAGCGTCGAGCTAGGCTCGCACTTCGACAACCTCGCCGAGACGCTGGACGCCGCTGAACTGTCGGAGATCGCCTCCGACCTGCTCGACGCCATCGAGATCGACAAGGAGGCGCACGAGAAGCGCGACCAGCAGTACGAGGAGGGCCTGCGCCGCACCGGCCTCGGCAACGACTCCCCCGGTGGTGCGAGCTTCGCGGGCGCGTCGCGCGCCACGCATCCGGCGTTGATGGAGGCGGCCCTCGACTTCTCCGCCCGCGTCATGTCGGAGATGTTGCCGCCCGAAGGCCCGGTGAAGGACTTCATCGTTGGTGAGCCAACCGACGAGAAAGAAGACCGAGCCAAGCGCACGGCGCGCTACATGAACTATCAGATCACCGAATTGATGCCTTCCGCCTACCACGAGTTCGAGATGGGCTTCACGCAGTGCCCGCTGGGCGGCGCGTTCTACTCGAAGATGTACACGGTCGACGGCAATCCCTCCGTCATGTTCGTGCCCATAGACAAGGTCCACCGCCCGTGGAGCGACGGCGACTTCTACAGCCAGCCGCGCCTCACGCACGAGCAGGACGTAGACAAGTACCAGTTTAACGACAACGTCCGCCGCAAGTTGTGGCTCGACGTCGTGGCGGTCTCCTCATCGCCCAGCCTCGACGACCAGACCAAGGCGACGACGGCCAACGACCGCATCGTGGGTCGTGGCACGCCGACCGAGAACATCGACGACATCCGAGTCATCTACGAAGTGTCGGCCATGCTGCCGTCGCTCGAAGACGGCGAGGAGGGCGAAGACGCCGATGGCGTGCTGCCGTACATCGTCACCATCGACGTCAACACACGCCGCATCCTGTCGGTCTACCGCAACTGGCGTGAGGACGACGAGAACCGCAAGCGTCTCGACTTCCTCGTCGAGTGGCCGTTCTGGCCGTGGCGCGGCGGCATCCCCATCGGCATGACGCAGATGATTGGCTCGCTGGCCGGTGCCGCGACGGGCGCGCTGCGTGCGCTGCTCGATGCGGCGTTCCTGAGCAACAGCCAGACCGGCATGAAGCTGAAGGGCGGAGCCACGACAGGCGGCCAGAACATCAGGCCGCAGGTCGGGCAGACCACGGAGGTCAGCGGCTCGCTTGCGATGGACGACATCCGCAAGACCTACATGCCGCTGCCGTTTCCGGGGCCGTCGCCCGTGTTGTTCCAGTTGCTGGGCTTCCTCGTTGACTCGGCACGCGGTGTGGTCCGCACCACGTTCGACGAGTACGACAAGATGTCGGGCAATACGCCTGTGGGCACCGCCTCGATGTTCATCGAGCAGGGACTGAAGAACTTCGGTGCCGTGCATGGCCGCCTGCATCGCTCGATGCGCCGCTTCCTGCGTCAGCTATGGGAGATCAACTCCCACACGATCAGCAACGAGGTCATCGTCGACCAGTTCGGCGAACTGAACGTGACCAAGGAAGACTTCCAAGGGCCGATGACGGTGATCCCCGTCAGCGATCCCCGCATCTTCTCCGACATGCAGCGTTCGGCGCAGGCGCAGATGATCCAGCAGCGCGCGACGACCGCGCCTCCGGGTCTCTACGATCTGCGGAAGTCGGAACTGTTCTTCCTCAAGCGCATGAACGTGCCCGACCCCGAGCAGTTCCTCGTGCCCGACCCGCAGGCGACGCAGAAGAACGCCGTGGCCGAAAACGTCGAGGCCTCCCGAGGCCTGCCGATCAAGGCGTACCCCGGTCAGGATCACGAGGCGCACCTCGCCATCCACCTCGCCTACCTCACGTCGCCGATGTTCGGGTCGAACCCCATCATCGCGATGAAGTACCTGCCAGTCATGCTGGGCCACCTCGCCGAGCATCTGGCCCTGTGGTACGCCGACGCGACGCTGATCGCCGCCAACGCGGCCATTCAGGAGCGCGCGGGCGATCCTACCATCACCGTCGAATCGCTCGCCAAGATGAAGGGCGTGGAGATATCGCTCGACCGTCTGCTGGCCGAGATCACGCCCGCCGTGCTTCAGCACGCCACCGAGCAACTCGCCGAGGTGACACCAATCATCATGCAGGCGCAGCAGCTTATGCAGAAGATGGCACCGCCAACGCCGATGGACCCGAGCATCGTCGCGATGAAGGACGTCGAGCGTCAGTCTCAGGCCGATCAGCAGATGGGTCAGGCGAAGATCATCGATATCCAGAGCAGGACGCAGATGAACGCGCAGAAGACGCAGATGGATCAGCAGCGGCTGCAAATCCAGCAGAGCGAGGCCCAGCGCAAGGCTGCCGAGTCGAGCCAGAAGTCACAGATAGACGTGATGATGAAAGCCAAGGAACTCGAAGCCAAGCAGCAGGACGCTCAGGCAAAGCATGAGTCAGAGCAGCAGCGCAACATGATCGCCGCTGCTGGCATCCAGTCCAAGGAAGGGATGAACGCCGCCGACAACGCCACCGCTATTGAGATCACCGAGATGAAGATCGACTCGGATGGTGGTGGTGGCAACCTGTCCACTGGTACTGGAATCAATCCCTCACCATAGGAGACTAAGATGGCTAGAAAGAACCCCGGCGTGCGTTTTGGTCGTCCGCCGATGACCGCCGCCTCCAAGATGCCCGCCCCGAAGCGCGGCATGGCGGCCCCGATGGGTGCCGCGCCCAGCGACGGCTTCAGCCCCGGCATCCCCGCGGTGGGCTTCTCACATGGTGGCAGTGCGGGCTACAGCATGCTGCCGCAGTACCATGACGATCCGCGCTTGCGACGCGGCGGCGGCAAGTACGATCCGACCCCCAAGAAAGGGGGACGCTGTTGAACGACTACGTCTTCATTCTTGTCGTTGTTGCGTTCCTTGCCGCCATTGGTGTCCTGATTTCCTTGCTGCAACACTAGGAAACCAAATGCCCCTCAAGTCTGGTTCGTCCAAGAAAACCGTCTCGTCCAACATTAGGACGGAAATCAATGCGGGGAGACCGCAGAAGCAGGCCGTCGCCATTGCGTTGAGTAAGGCCGGGAAGTCCAAGAAAGGAAAATAGATGTCTAAGAAAATGACTATGAAGCAGTACGAGAAATCGTCTGCCGACATTCGTGCCGACAAGTCAGGTCGCCACGGACCAGAGGGTAGCAAGAAAGACGTTGCTGCCGACCGCAAAGGCCTCAAGGCCATCAACAAGAGGAAGTGACATGGCACCGAAGTATCCTGACGGCCCGGTGAAGCCCCACAAGAGCATGGCGACTGGTGACTCCTGTGAGGAGGCAAACAGCAAGGCGTTTGGCAGCAAGAAGCCGTCGCCCCCGAAGAGCGTGGCCAAAGGCGCGAAGTGATCGACCTGTCTGTCGTCTTCCAGATACTGGAGGACATCAAGAGGCAGGCGATTGAGTGCGTGGAAAATCCGGCAGCCGACCGGCGCGACGCTTTCGAGTTCGGCACGATCAGCGGGATGCTCAAGGCCGTCGCGGCGGCTCGTGAGCGTCTGAACGAGTTTGTTGAAGCAGCCAACGAGGTGGAACGTGACGAGGACTAGCAGCGCAGCGACCCCTTTCCCAAAGTCTGTCGCTACTGAAGACTACGCCAAGGCCGTGAGTGTGAGGACGCTCCTCGGCAATACCTACACCGAGGAACTCCAGTTCGCTTTCCCCGATGTCCCCCCCGGCATCCGCCCCTGCGGATACCTTCTCCTCTGCCAGATCAGGACGCCGAAGCGCCGCACGGCCAGCGGCATCATCTTCACCGACTCGACGCGGGAGGACGAGAAGTACCGCGTCCAGACCGCTCTCGTGCGCGCGATGGGACCGTCGGCCTTCAGGCGTCGCGACAATCTCGAACCGTGGCCCGAGGGTGCGTGGTGTACCCCCGGCACCTTCATCCGCGCGCCGATGTACGGCGGTGATCGCTTCGTCGTTCCCTACGGCAAGGGCGACGACGAGGCCTTGTTTGTTACGTTGAAGGATACCGACGTAATAGGTGTGGTCGAGGGCGATCCCTTGGCCGTCAAGACATCGTAGGAGCGCACATGGCAACGATAGCAAGAGAACGCGAGGTCGAAGAGGACCGCGCCCCAAAGAAACCGACCAGCGCACGGGACACCGTCATGGTCGGCGGCATGGAGGGTCTGGTCTCCGACGAACCGGACGAGGTGATCGAGATCGAGCCGGAACACGACGAAGTTGCAGAAAAGGCCACTTCAACGCGACGCTCCGCTTCTGACTCTGACTCCAGTGAAGACGAGGAAGACGAGCGCGACGCCCGCCTTGCCTACGACGAGGCGATGGATGACGACGACAGCGTCGAGGAGCGAGGCAACTCCCGCCGTCAGCGTCGCAACAAGGCGCGTCGCGATGCCATCGCCATGCGCGATCAGGAACTGGACGTCCTGCGGCAGCAGGTCAACCAGCTTTCCGGCATGGTGTCGTCGGTCTCGCAGGGGCAGGTCGGCGTCGTCCTCAACACGGTCGAGACCCAGCTTGGTCAGGCTCAGGGCCACCTACAGGTCCTAGACGACGAGCTTGGCAAGGCCGTGGCGGCGGGCGACGGCGACCAGTTCCGTAAGGTCCAGCGCCTTCGCGATGAGGCGTCGGCCCGTGTCTTCCAGCTTGCAAGCCAGAGACAGCGGATCATCGTCGAGACCCAGCAGAGCCAGCGCCCACAGGTCCCGCAGGGGCAGATGCAGCAGCGAGGCGGCCCCGTGGCCTCCCCCGCCGCCGCCAAGTACTCCGAGGTCTTCCTCGACCGCCACCCGTGGTTCAAGTCAGAGGGCGGCAGCGAGGACTCCGAGATCGTGAAAGCCATCGACGACCATCTGGCCGCCGAGGGCTACAACCCCAACACGCCGCTGTACTGGCGCACTCTCGAAGAGCGCGTCCGTGCCCGTGGCCTTGGCCCCAATGGTGACGACGGCGATCAGGAGCGCCCCGTCCGCCGCAGCAGTGGAGGCGGCATGCCCCCGACCAATGCACCACGGGCCGGTCGCCGCTCCGGCGCACCGGGCTACCAGTTGAAGCCTGAGATGCGGGAGTACCTCGACTCGGAGGGCCTCCTCGAACGCAACATCACCCCCGACCAGAAAGCCAAGCGCGACCGTCTGATCTCTAGCTGGAAAGCGAACGAGCAGAAGGCGAAGCAGGGCCTGATGGGCAAGAACTAGGAGTCAGAGAATGGCACAGTCACCGACTACAACCTCGACCTCGACCACAACCAAGTCCGACCCGCGGGTCGCTCAGGACGCCGATACGCCGCTTCAGCGGTCGGCGCGCGACGAGCCGCACGGCTCCGAGGAGCGGGACCACGAGCACGAGTTCACCCGCGCCGAGTGGGAGCGGGCGAAAGAGAACACGGACCCCGAGCGTCGGGCGCGAATCAGGGAGGTCCTCTCCCAGACCCTCCTCCCCGGCCTTCCCAAGCGCGAGGGATGGCATCGGTGCTGGGTGAGCACCACCCACCCCTCCGACACGCCGCACCGTCGCCAGCAGCTTGGCTATCAATTCGTGATGTACGACGACGTGCGAGAGGCCGGGTGGGCGTCCGACCAGAACGCGATCAAGGACGGCGCGGGCAAGGGTGCCGTGATGTGGCGCGAGATGGTGGCGATGGAAATCCCAAACCGGGACTTCCTCGACATTATGAGAGAACTGCACCACGACGCACCGCGAGACATGGCGCGTGGGATCACCGACGGCCTCGAAGAGCTTGCGGCGAACGCCAAGGAGAAGGGTGGACGTGTGACCCTCGACTCCGGCTTCGGCGATCTCGGCGAGTTCGTGAGGCCGCCGCGCATGTTCGAGACGTGATCTAGGGGAGCCCCGGCGTATGTTCCTCCGCCGGGGCTTTTGGGGAGGGGGCCGTCTCGAAAGGGGCGGCCCCTTTTCTGTGGGGGCTTGACGACCCCCCGGCAGTGGGCGCACAATTCGATCAGCTACCTGTAAGAGCAATTCGCTCGACTGAAGGCGTCTTCGCGCGGTGCGTGAGGTGTAACGGTCGGGCTTGAGATGCGGAACGGAGCGAGACGGACAGCGGCAATGCCGCAGATGTCCATGTCTTGTCGTTTCAACTTACAGGAGCTTCCTCCATGTCTGCCACCGCTTCTCCCTTCGGCGTCCGCCCCGTCAGCCACCCGAGCGGCACCGTCCGCCTCGACCAGCTTGCTGGCGGCGTGGTCTCGGCCTACGGCACGGCCATCTACACCAACACCCCGATCAAGCGCGATACCAACGGCACCCTGATCCCCTGCTCGACGGGCGCGGATGTCTCCATCGGTGTCTTCGCTGGCTGCGAGTTCACCGCGTCCAGCAAGCGTTTCGTCCTCCCGTATTGGCCTGCCGCGCAGACCTACGACGCGGGCACGATGATCGCCTACTACACCTCCGATCCGCAGATCACCTACGAGGCGCAGGCCGACGGCGCGGTTCCCCTGACGGAGAACGGCGAGTCGATCAACCTCGCGAACGCCTCGCAGGGTTCGGTCTACACCGGCCAGAGCACGCAGGCCTTGACCGCGACGACGACCGGAGCCAGCGCCGGTACCTTCCAGATCATCGGCCTCGCGCCGTATGACGACAATGAGTGGGGCGACGCCTACACGATCCTCCGCGTGAAGATCAGCAGCTATCAGGGTCCGGTCGCCTAACAGCGACTGAGCCGCTCGACTACCCATGAGCTTCTCCCGCCGCTCTGAGCAAGGCGGGGGACTGACAAGATAGATTTCAAGCGAGGCTGTTATGGCTACTCCGATGAATAGCACCCAGTTCCGGGTCATTGTCGAACCGATCCTCAACGAGCACTTCGACGGCGTCTACGACCAGCGCAAGGACGAATACAAGCAGGTCTTCCGCACGAAGCCCGGTATCAAGCGCGCCTACCACGAGGAGCCGGTGCTCTTCGGTCTGGGCGCTGCCCCGCAGATGGGCGACGGCGGCCCGGTCACCTACAAGAACGGTGGCGTGCTGTTCGTGAAGCGGTATGTCTTCCGCCAGTACGGCGCGGCCTTCGCCCTCACGAAAATCCTCGTCGAGGACGGCGACCACATCAACCTCGGCAAGATTTACTCCGAGCAGTTGGGTCAGGCGATGGTGGAAACCGAGGAGACGGCCACGGCCAACGTCCTCAACTTCGCCTTCAACGGCAGCTACCTCGGCGGCGACGGACAGCCTCTCTGCTCCGCATCGCATCCGATCCTCGGCGGCACGCAGTCCAACCTGCTGACGACCCCCGCCGCGCTCTCGCAGACCTCGGTCGAGTCGATGCTCGTCCAAATCCGCAAGGCGCAGGACAACGACACGAAGCGCGTCCGCATCACCCCGCAGATGCTTGTTGTGTCCCCGGACAACGAGTTTCAGGCCGAAGTCATCCTGAAGTCGGCGCTCCGCACCAGCAACGCGAACAACGACATCAACCCGGTCATGTCGCTGAAAATCCTGCCGAAGGGCTTTCAGGTCATCACTCGTCTCACCTCGCCGACGGCGTGGTGGATCAACACCGACGAGCGCATGGGCCTCCAGATGGTCACGCGACGCATGGCCGAGAAGAGCATGGAAGGCGACTTCGAGACCGACTCGATGCGCTACAAGGTGACGTCCCGTTGGGACGCCTCGTGGACGAACTTCCGTACCGTCTGGGGCACCCCCGGCGCGTAAGACTCCGGCGCACAGCCACCCAAGGGGTGACGGGTTGTTTCCTTGCCCGTCACCCCCTGATCTTTAACTGAGCTACCGACGGAGACTCTAGATGCCCACAGGAAATGACACGACCCGCTTTCCCAGCGGCGTAACTAACTCGGCTGATCCGGCCCCGTTCGGCAATCACGTCGAGACAAAGCCTTTCTCGTACTACGAATATCGCAACGATTTTTTCCAGTACACGGCCACCGATTGGGTTGTGACGGAAACCGCTGCCGGGACGACGCAAACCATCGTCGCGGCGGGCGAGGGTGGTCAGTTTGCCATCACCAACGTCTCGGCAGGCGCGACCGATGCGTCCTCGATCCAGTTGTCCAGCGATGGCGGAACCACGGCTGGGACCCAGTTCCTTTGGGAATCAGGCAAGGACGCGGTCATCGCCGCCCGCTTCAAAACCTCGTCCGCCGCCGCCAACACGAACGGCCTCCTAGTCGGCCTTGCCATTGCCGACACGACCCCGGTCGCCTCGCTGCCCCTCAACGGCATTTTCTTCTACAAGGCGTCCGCCGCCGCTTCGCTGATCGCCAGCGTCCGCAAGGCGGGCACGTCCACCAGCGTCACGCTGGGCGACGTGGTTGCCGACACCTTCGTCGATGCGGTGCTCTACTACACCGCAATCGACGGAACGTGGCGGGCCTATCTGAACAACACCTTCGTCGGCTCGTTCAGCACCGCGTCGGTGTCTCCCGTCGTCGCGATGACGCCCACCATTGGCTTCCTCAACGCTTCTGCCGTGGCGCATGTTTTGACGGTCGACTACATCTACTGCGCCAAACGCCGCTGACGGATCGCCGTCGGCCTAACATAGTTTCAGGAAGAGTGCCCATCCGGGGCGCTCCTCCTCTCTTTCTTCTAGGAGAACTGCATGCGTGCGATTTCACTTACCTACGCGCCATCTGTTCTCGATGCCGACGGCATCTGCGCCAGTCAGACGACGTCGGGCGCGGCCAACGCCGTTATCAACGGCGCGCTTGCCTCTGGTGGTGTGGCCACGATGGGCGACCAACAGATCATCACCATTTTCTCGGCTTCCAACCTTTCAAGCCTGACCTTCCTCGCGACCGGCAGCGACCGCAACGGCTCCGTGCTCACCGAGACGATCACGGGACCGGGTGCGGGCCTGACAGTTGTCAGCACCAAGAACTTCTACACGGTGTCGAGCATCTACGTCTCCGCCGCCGCCGCCGCCTTCACGGTCGGCGTAAATGGCAAGGGATCGTGCAAACCCATCGTGCTTGACCAGTATCTGACTCCGTTCGACATAGCCGCTGCGGTCATCTCGACCACGGGTGGGACCTACAAGCTCCAGTACACCTACGACGACGTGTTCGTTTCGACGTGGGCAAACGGCACGCAAGTGTGGTTTGACTCCGCAACCACGGCAGGCAAGACGGCGGCGTTTGTGGAAAACATCACTACGCCGATGATCGCCATCCGCTACCAGATCACCACGGCGGCAAACCCCGAGAACCTCGTCATACGGGTCATCCAGTCTGGCGCACCGTAAAGAGGCCCCGGCATGCCTTTGTCCGTAAACAGCACAGGAGATGTTCGACCCTTTACGGCAGTTCAGTTTGTTGAGGAAGCGTGTTCGCGTGCGGGCATCCCGCCGTCCAAGCTGACCAGTGAGATTGTCGAGAAGTCTCTTGATCAGTTTAGCCTTATGTTCACGAGCCTTGTGAATCGCGGCATCCAGCTTTGGAAGCGCCAGCAGTCGCTGGTGCCGTGCTACCTCAACGAGTACGAGGTGCCGCTGCCCCCCGACACAAACTCTGTCTTGTCGGTCAACCGGCGCACGATGTTCCGCCAGACGGGGACGCCCTTCTCGGATATGGGCGGCACCGCGTCGTTGGCCTTCGACGACGACTTCGATACCGCTTGCACCCAAACGGCGATCAACGGCAGCATTGGCACGGTGTTCACCACCGCGACGCAGATCACCACTGCTGGCATCCTGTTTGGCAGCGCGGGCACTTTCGGCCTGTTTTTTGAGTACAGCAACGACGGCGTGTCTTACACGCCTCTCACCTCCACAACCACCACGTCCGACGACGAGCAGTGGCTGTGGGTCGATTTGGCTGGTGCCCCCGCCGCGCTTTACTGGAGAGTCAGAAGCGTGAGCGCGTCCGATTTCTTCTCGGTGCGAGAACTCTACTTTGGCAACACGCCGCAGGAAATCGTGCTGGGTCCGTGGAATATCGACGACTACACCGCCATGCCCAACAAGACGCAGGGCGGCCAGATACTCAACTGGTATCAGCAGCGCGACCGAGATGCGCCGTACCTGCTTGTGTGGCCAGTGCCCAACAATCTCGCCAAGTACGACCTCCTTGTAATCTGGACGCATGAGATGCTGATCGACGTGACGGACGTCACGCAGGCTGTTGACGTGCCGCGTCGCTGGTACGACGCGATCTGCGCCATGCTTGCGCGGCGTCTTTGTCGTTCGCTCGAAGAGGGCGACATGGCTCGCTACCCGATGCTGGTGTCGGAGGAGCAGGAGGCGGTGATGCTCGCGACGGCGGAAGAGCGCGACAACTCCCCGGTCAACATCGACCCCGGCATTTATGCGTACACTCGGTGACGCATGCCTAGGTTCCTTGACACCACAGGCAACGCGACGCTGGGCATCGGCATTTGCGCGCGATGCAATCGCAAGATGGCGCTGGGCGAACTTATGTCTGATCCCAACATCCCCGGCCTCATGGTGTGCGAGAAAGACCGCGACAACTTCGACCCCTACCGCATGGCCGCGCGCATGCCGGATCAAGTCACGTTGCCGTTCGTGCGCCCCGACGTGGCGCTGACTCAGCCCGACTACATTGATTGGGAGAATGAGCCGTGACAGCGATGACCTACGACTCGCTCGTGACGGACATCAAAAATTACCTTGAGAGGGGCAACACCGCCGACGAGACGGTGCTGCGTCAGATACCGATAATCATCAACAACAGCGAACGCTCGCTGGCCGACAAGCTAAAGATACAGGGCTACCGGGACGTCATCACGTCGACCATGCAGCAGCAGGTCAACGTGATCGACAAGCCTCAAGGATGGCGCAACACCGTGTCTATCAACATTGGCACGGGCACCAGTAATAACACGCGCGTCACGTTGCGTGTGCGTTCCTATGAGTACCTCCGCATTGTTGCACCGGACGATACGAGCTACGGGCAGCCGCAGTGGTACTCCGACTACGACTTCAACCACTGGATCATTGCGCCGACGCCCGACAACAATTACCCCTTTGAGGCAACGGTGTACCGCCTGCCTGACCTTTTAAGTTCGGCCAACCAGCAAAACTACCTGACTCAGTTCACGCCCTTCCTTCTCCTGTACGAGTGCCTGACTGCGATGGAACCGTTCCTGCGTAACGACTCGCGCATGCCTCTGTGGAAGTCGATGCGCGACGAGCAGTTCGCCAACATCAACGGACAGGAATTGCAGAAGGTCGTCGACCGCGCCCTGCTGCGGACTGGAGCATAGACATGAGCAGCTACACGAGCGTCTTCGGCGGCCAGACGATCAACCCGACGATGTTGTCGTATGCCGCGTACACGACCGCGGTCGATCTCAATCTTGTCTGGAGTTTTGAGGCGCTCGACGGCAGCGACGTCATGGCGGCGAAGCTCGACGTCGTTGCCAGCGTAGCGGCGCTCTCCGTTGCTTTTCCAAAGGCGTCTCTTGTCAGCGTCGGTCAGGATGTTCTGATCCGCAACACGGGTGCCAACCTCTTCTCGGTGCATGACTACGCGGGCAACACGCTGGGCACCGTCGCGTCTGGGGAGTCGTGGTACTTCTACCTAACCGACAACTCGACGGATGCGGGAACGTGGGAGTCGGTGCAGTTCGGCACCGGGACGTCTTCGGCCAGCGCGGCGTCGTTGGCGGGCTACGGCCTCGCTGCCGTCACGACTCTCCTCAACCAGAACCTCCCGACAACTGCCTTGACGGGAAACTACACGTTTGGGGTGAACGACACCGCAAGCGTTGTCCGAAGCAGCGGCGGCTCTGTGGTGTGGGCGTTTGCCGCCGCCGCCACGTTGGGAAGCGGGTGGTTCGCCTACGTTATCAATGCAGGAACAGGGACTTTGACTCTGAATCCGGCGGGGGCCGAGACCATTGACGACGCAGCGACAAAGGTTCTTCAGCCGGATGAAAGCTGCATTGTCTTCTGCGATGGGGTTCAGTTCAGCACCGTTGGATACGGTCGTGCCGTCACGTCTACCGTCACCGCGCAGTCCATCGGCATTGCCGGTGGCCCCAGCACCGTCACACTCTCTGCCGTGCAGACAGAAGCGCAAATACAGAATTTCACAGGCGCGCTTACTGGCAACCAGATAGTCGACTACGGCGTCGGTGCCGGGTACTGGTTTGTCTACAACAACACGACGGGTGCCTATACTGTTACCTTTCGCGCCGGAGCATTAGACGCGGGCGTCGTCGTTACGCAGGGGGCCTTTTCAATCCTCCGGTCGGATGGTGCGAACATGAGGATCGCATTCACGGCCACGTCTGGCACCGTCACCAGCGTGGCGACGGGCACCGGCCTCACGGGCGGCCCGATCACGACCACCGGCACTGTCGCGCTGGCCAACACGGCGGTGACTCCCGGCACCTACGGCGGCGCGCTCAATATGACCGTCGGCATTACTGTCGACGCGCAGGGGCGCATCACGAACGCTGCCGACGGAAACATTGCCATCCCGCTTACGCAGGTCACGGCGTTCTCGTCTGCCACGCTGCGCGGGCAAATGACCGACGAGACTGGTACCGGACTTGCGGTGTTCGCTACAGGTCCGACACTTTCGAGTCCCGTAGTCGGCACGCAGGCTCCCTCTAATAACTCTACCTTAGCGGCGAGCACGGCCTACGTTGAGGCGGCGGTTGCCGCAATTGTGGCTGTCCCCACAGGGGCAATTATTCCCTATGGCGGATCAGCCGCGCCTTCAAGTTGGGTTCTGTGTGACGCGACTTCGTATGCTACCGCCGCCCAGCCTGCCCTCTTTGCCGTCATCGGCTACACCTACGGTGGGGCCGGGTTAAACTTTAACGTGCCCGACCTGCGAGGCCGCGTCGTGGCCGGTGTCGATGGTGGCGCGGGGCGACTGGGCAGCGGACCTACTGGCGGCATTACGGGAGCCGCGACCTTGGCCGCCGTCGGTGGCGAACAGTCTCACGTCCAGACGACCGCCGAGATGGTGGCGCATACACACCCCATCCCGGCTGATCCAAATGTCGGGGCGCTTCAAAATTCCTATAACGGGGGCGCAGGTGTGTCGGGTGGTGGTAATGCCATGCAGTCTACCGGGTACACGACGACAGTTACGTCAAGCACTGGCTCCGGCACGGCGGCTAACATTGTGCAGCCCACCATCGTTCTAAACTACATCATCAAAACTTAGCGGGGGCAGTTATGACTATTGCCTATGTTTTAAGTGTCACCAGCATGGCCTGTGCCCCACAATACGAGGGGCAGGTGGATGTCGTGATTCGTGTCGTCTGGACCTACGGCGGAACCAACGGGGTCAACAACTATTATTGCGGAGGAGAAACTATCTTGTTGTACGTTCCGCCTGCCCCATTTACCCCTTACGTCGACTTGACCGAAGAGCAGGTTGCGGGATGGGTGACAGGTAGCTGGACCCCAGAACAGACGGCTTACATGCAGGAAACTATCGCCGCTCAATTGGCTCTTGTTGTTTTGCCGTTGCCTTGGTGAGTGCAATGTTAGTGTTTCTCTTTGAACGTGATTTGTAGTGGCCGACCAGAACTTCCCCACACCCAAGACCCAACTGGTGCTGTCTCAACCGGGACTTCGCCGCGACGGGACGCAATTGGCGCGGAACACCTACTCCGACATGCTGTGGGCGCGGTTCTATCAGGACCGCCCGCGCAAGATGGGCGGCTACGTGGAGACGGAACGCTACATCGACGGCATCGCGCGCTGCATACACCTGTTTGCAAACGACGGCGTCTGTAACATCCACGTCGGCTCGACTACCTCCTTTCAAAGGTTCTATGTCGACGACAACACCGACCTCTCCAGCGGCATCTCTGACCGCACTCCGGCGGGATATGCTCCCTCCGCCTTGAACTTGTGGCAGGCCGACTCGCTCTACTACGCGGGAGACACGTCAACGGCGATCATCGCGGCGGCGACACCCTCCCTGCTGAACCTCACCTCGACGGCGGAGCTTCCCTGCTACTACGGCGACGTCACGCTTAACACGGCACTCGACCCCATATTGGATGCAGGCAGCCTTTTCACATTGATTGCAACCGGAATGGCAAACAACGGCGCGGGCCTGATCCGCGTCACGGTGGCCTCGGTGGGGGCCTTGGCAACAGGCGACAATGCCGTGATCACCGGGACTGTGGGAACAGTCGAGGCGAACGGGACGTGGACGGTCACCTATATTTCTCCTACGACGTTCGATCTTGTTGGGTCTACCTTCACTAATGCGTGGGTGTCAGGTGGCTCCTGTGACGTAAGCACCCCCATCTTTACGTCGGGTGGCCTGTGCGCCATCGGAACGTCAGTGTTCGTTTACGGGCACGACGGTCTCATCAAGTGGTCCAGCCCTGTCAACTCCTTTGACTTTACTGGCTCTGGCAGCGGTGAGTCGCGCCCCGTTCCCACCAAAATCCTGAAGGGCCTGCCAATCCGTGGTTCGTCCACCCCCGCGGGCATATTCTGGGCCATCGACGCGGTGATCCTTGCACAGTATGTCGGGACTCCGACGTTCTGGAACATGACGACGCTCACAACGTCGGGTTCTCTGATGGGCCAGAACTGCATCATCGAGCACAACGGCATCTACTACTGGGCGACGATGGCCGGGTTCTTGATGTTTAACGGCGTCGTGCGGGACATCCCCAACGAGTTCAACAAGCGTTGGTTTGTGGACAACATCAATCTGACGTATCGCAACAAGTCGTTTGCCTACAAAGTCCCGGCTTTTAATGAAATCTGGTGGTGTTTCCCGTTCGGCAACGCGACCGAGTGCTCGCACGCGGTAATCTACAACTACGAGAAGAACTACTGGTACGACACGGCGTTGCCTAATGAGGGCCGCGCCGCCGGGGCCTACAACATCACATGCCCTGCCCCATTTATGACGGGGGTTGTCGTTGGCGACGACACGGGTAAGTACTCGTTTTGGAGCCACGAGACAGGTGTCGATGAAGTAAGCGGGCCGCGCTCCACAAGTCTTGCCATTAGGTCGTACTTCGAGACGTCGGAGTTCAGCATCGTCGAGCCGCAGCAACTCGGCCAGCTTGGTGACGACAAGGCGATCTCCTACAGCCTCCTCGAACCCGACTACGATCAGGTCGGAGACCTCAACTTTTATGTCACCTCGCGCGCCAACGCGCGGGCGACGGAGCAGGTCAGCGACGCCATCGTGATCCCGGCGAACCCGACCGCCAACGAGCAGTTGGTCAAATTCAAGAAGACCGGGCGTCTGACCAAGTTCAAAGTCGAGAGCAACGTGGCCGGGGGCAACTACGTCTGTGGTTCCCCAATGATCCACTTTCAGCCGTCGGATGGTCGGAGAGAGGACTAGCCGTGGCCTTGACCGTCGTCCCTGACCCCAAGGGTCTCCAGTGGCAGGACTGGGCCGACACGGTCGTCGGCTACAACGCCGACCTGCGGAACCAAGTCGCGCCCGAGACCGACTGGCGTGTCTTTGCGGACTTTGTCACGGGGGCGGTCCCCGACGCGCCCCGCCACGACCTGTTCGATACTTGGGACGCTTGGGCGCGGGCCTTGAAGTTTACGGTAAACGTCTAACGGGGGCTGGCTAAGGCCCCTGAGTGTGCTAAAATCCGGCTCTACCAGCACGGAGGTCCCCTCACACAGGCGGATCGGCGCGGGGATGAGCCCATTACGGGAGCCCACGACTATGGCTGGTTATTTCTCAAACAACGGCGAGGGTACCGACGCAAACGCCGCGAGGCAGTTCGAGCGGGAGTTCGCTGACAATCCCCGGTCCTTCGGTGGTCCGGGGGGCGGCTTTTTGGGCCGCCTGATAGGTGCGCGCCAACCCAGCAACGGGATCACCTCGGAGCCGCTCCCCGACCCCACGCCGCCCCCTGAGCCACCTAGCCCGCAGGCCTCCCAGCAGGCCTCCCCGCAGGGAATGAGCCTCTCGTCGGCGGCGGGCCTGATCAACCGCATCATCACGCAGTCCGCGCAGCCGCTGCCGCCCCCGGTCACGTCGCAGAGCTTCGCACCCCCGCCGGAAACGTGGACGAACGGCATGCGTTTGCCCCCCGCGCCGATGCCCCAGCAGACGGCGGGTAATGCGCCATTCCAAGGCCCGGGCATGCCGGGGCGGGGAATGAACATGGGTCCGGGGGGTCTCGGCTCGCCTGTCCAGCTTCCGATGAACGGCATGATGCCGCCGATGCCCCAACAGCCCCCACCGCCGCCCTACATGCCTCCGAGAGGTATACCGCTGCCGCCACGGGGCGGCACCAGCGGCGCGGGTCTCCCACCCTACCCCCAGCAGCCGGGGGCGGGTGTGCCTGCGGGCGGCCTGACGCCCCAGATGGCGATGGACCTCGTGAACTACGTCAAGCAGATGCAACAGAACGGCGGACAGCCCCGCGCCTTCGCCAACGGCGGCTACCTCCGCATGATGCGCGGCGGCTACCCTGCCGACCTGATGATGGGCATGCCGATGCGGCACGACTACGCCCGTGGCAGCTACGTCTCCGAGGATGGGCAGGGCGACGGTCGCAGCGACCACGTCGATGCGAAGCTGTCCCCCGGTGAGTTCGTGGTCGACGCCGAGTCAGTCTCGATGCTGGGCAACGGCTCGAACGAGGCGGGAGCACGCAAGCTCGAACAGATGCGAAGCGGCATCCGCCGCCAGAAGGGCAAGGCGCTGGCGAAGGGCAAGTTCTCGCCCGACGCGAAAAGCCCAGAGGCCTACATGCGCGGCAAGACGCGAGGCAAGTCGTGAGCACGACCTTCGGCATCGACCCGGTGAAGCCGGAGCACATCGCCGTCGTGTGGCCGGAGGTGGCACCGCTGTTCGAGCGCGCCATCAAGCGTTCTGACTCGTGGGACACGATGGCAAGTCTTCGCGCGGACGTAGACAAGGGCAACACTGCCCTCTGGCTGATCTGCGACCGCACCTCGCTGGTCGCCGCCTTCGTCACCGGAGTCGTGACCTCGGGCCGGGGCAGGCTCCTCAACGCGGTCATCCTCGGCGGCAGCCGCATGTCGGAGTGGTTCGCGCAATTTGAAAGAAAGCTGGTGGCCATTGCAAAGTCCGAAGACTGTAAGGCGGTCGTCGCTGTAGGTCGGCGAGGGTGGAAGAGGGTGTTTGAGCGTTGTGGCTGGGCTGAAGGCCCCGTCACCATGTTGAGGATGGTCTGATGGGTTTTTTAAGCGGACTCTTCCAAGGCAGCAGCGGCGGAAACCAATCCACGTCGACCAACTCGAATAGCTCGACGAACTACACGCCGCAGTACAACGACTACGTCAACAACATCCTGACGACGGCGAAGGACCTTGGCGCGCAGCCGTTCCAGCCCGGTCCTTCCCCGCAGAACCGATACGCGCCCGCAACCCCGGCCATGCAGACTGGCTGGGGCAACATCATGGGCAACAGCGCGAACTACATGCCCGCGCAGAACATGGCGATGGCAGGCCTTAACACGGCGGCCCAGACGCCGAATGCGTGGAATGCCGGTGCGCCTGCGCTGGGCGCTGCGGCCATGCAGCCGGGTGGCTATCAGGCCGCGCAGCCGTGGATGCAGGCCGCCAGCCAGACGTGGCCGGGGGCCGCGAGCCAGTACACCAATCCGTTCCTTTCGGGTGCCGTCGGCTACGGCAACCAGCTTGCCACCCAGAACTTGATGGAGCGGACGCTCCCCGGCGTGATGGATCAGTTCGTCACGTCGGGCGGTCAGCTTGGGCGGAAGAACTACAACAACCAACTGAGCCGCACGCTTCGCGACTTCGGCAACACTGCCTACGGCAACGCGATGACCGCGACGTCGAACAACTACAACAACCTGAACCAGCAGTTCAACGCCGACCAGAACCGTCTCGCCAGCCTCGGCCAGACGCAGGGCAACCTCGCCAATCAGACGATGAACCAGTACGGCAACCTTGCCACGACGGCAGGCGGCCTCGCCAACACTGGGTCACAGCAGGGCCTCAACTTGGCGCAGTCGGGCATGAACGCCGCGCAGATTGCCAGTGGCCTCGGCCTCACCAACGCGGGCGCGCAGGTCAACGTCGGCCAGCAGCAGCAGGGTCTCCAGCAACAGCAGTTGGACTACGCGGAGCAGCAGCGTCAGGCGGGCATCCAGTGGCCCTACCAGATGGTCAACTTCATGCGCGACGCGCAGTCGGGTCTCCAGATACCGACGACGCAGACCGCATCGTCCACGTCAACCGGGACCTCAGCCAACACCGGCTCGACGTCGCCGTTCGGTTCGATCCTCGGGACGTTGGCGACTGTCGGCTCACTGGCCACACCGGGTAAGGATGGAACGAGTGCTGGCGGCAACGTTCTAGGCGGCCTCGGCAACCTGTTCGGTGGCGGTGGGCAGTCGGGCGGTTACACTATCGGCCAAGGCACACCCGGTGCCGGTTCTATCGCACAGCAAGCCGCTAATATGCCGGGGGGCATCTACAGCAAGCGCGGCGGCCACTTCTCGAAGAAGAAGGCCAAGAAGTTCGCCACGGGCGGACACGCGCCTGTCGTGAAGGCGATGAGCCAGAACACGAAGCGGTCCCAGCAGGGCGCGCTGTCGCGCCGCCGCGCGGCGGAGCAGGAGAAGGCACCGCACGGGGCCTTCTCCGGTCGTCCACCACCGAAGATGCCGCCGATCATGCCGATGGCTCCGCCTGCCGGAGGTCCGCCGATGGGTGGTCCGCCGCGTCCCCCCATGCCCGCCATGAAGCGTGGCGGCTACTTTGCCGGGAGCCAGACCCGTGGCCGATGAAGTCCCCGACTCAGCAGTCGTCCCCACTGCGCTCGCCTACACGCTGGGCGGCGATCCGGGCGTCCGAAATCCTGAACTCGCCGAGAAGTACCGCAGTGAGTACAAGACACGCGGCGAGAAGTTCGCGCTCGACTACGAAGACGTGATGAGCAAGCGGCAGGCCGAGGTCGAGAACGCCAAGCGCATTCTCGACGAGACGGCGGCTGCTCTGCGTGCGGGCCACACGGGCGAAGGTCCGGGGCAGATGAACCTGCCGCTGCTCCAGATGGCGGCGGGCTTCTTCAAGCCGACGAAGAGCGGCAACTTCGGCGAGGAGTTCGGCAATGCGTTGTCCGGTCTCGCGGGCGGCATCGGCAATCAGCGCATGCGTGACGACGAGTTCAACCGTGGCATGGCCGATCTGACTCTCAAGCGGTCGAGCTTTGAGCAGGAGCCGCTGAAGGATCGCGCCGCGCTTCTGAAGGCGCAGCAACTCCAGCAGGAGAAGGGCCAGCAGGCCATCGAGACGGCGCAGATCAAGACTGCGGCAGGTGGGAGCAAGCGACCGGCAGAACTTTTGGTTTTCGACGAGTGGGTAAAAGACCCGAAGAACGTAGGTAAGACTGTTGACGACTACAAAAAAGAGATGGCAGACCTACGCGCACAAAAGACGGCCAACCAAAAAGAACTGGCAGACCTTCGGAAGAAGTTTCCGGGGGCTACGATTGATGATCTTTATCTTATCCGGGCGCGGGAGGCTGCGAGGGGCAAGGCCATTGGCGAGGACACCGGCAAGGTGACGCAGTCCCTGCCGAAGTTCGAGGCGGTGGTCACTGAAGGTAAGGAGACCATCAACATGCTCCTTAACGACAAGGACGGCATGAAGGATGCGGTCGGCAAGCTGTGGGCGACCGTTCCGGGTTTGCCGGGGACGCCCAAGCGGCGTTGGGAAGCCAACTACGACAAGCTCATGGGAGAAGTGTTCGGAGCGGTCTATGAAGAACTCCGTGGAGCAGGCCAAATTACCGAAATGGAGTCCCTTACCAAGATCAAGGGCGCGGTGGCTTCTTCGCGTTATCAAAGTCCCGAAGACTTCGCAAATGCTCTCCGACGCTACGAGCGTCAGCTTGAAATCTCCCGTAACATTCTGCGTGAGAAAGCCGGGAAGCCGCAGTCGACTGTAGGACCGCCCGCAGCCAATACGCAACAGGCCCCAGCCCCCGGCGGTGGCAGTGCTGCGTCTCCACTTCCTTCTGACTGGTACATTGATAACGGCATGTACCGCCAAAAGAAAGGTCCGTAGCGCATGCCCCCGCTTAAGGTAGAAGGGCTGGACCTTCCGGTAGAGATCGCCGGGAGCACGCCGACGCCAGAAGAGCATGCGTTTATTATGCAGCTTCTCGCGTCGCGCTCTGCCGCGTCTGCGCCGACGCCTTCTGCGCCGAAAGCTCTTAAGGAGTACGACGCCGCTGACGTTCCTCTGACAGCCATCAGCAATCTCCCTGCCTCGGCGCTCACCGAAGCCAAGAATATGGTCGAGGGTGTCAGCCACATGGTGCAGCACCCCCAAGACACAGCATCGTCGCTAGGCCGACTTGCACTTACGGCAAACCCGCTTTCTCCGATCCTGAACTCCGTCATCCCGTACCTGCCGGAAGAAATGCAGGCCAAGGTCAAGCCCGCGCTCGATTGGATCAACGAGCCGAAGAACGCGATGATGCAGGAGTACGCCCAGAAGTACGGCGGCTGGGAGAACTTCAAGCGCACCGTCGCCGAGAACCCCGTCTCGTTCCTGATGGACCTGACGACTCCGTTCACGGGCGGCGCAGGCACGGCCACGAAGGCGACCACACTCCCCGGCAAGGTCGCGGGGGCGGTGGACAAGGTCGGACGGTTCGCCGCGAAGGCGTCCGATCCGGTGTCGGCAGCGGGTGCAGTTCTCAAGCGCGGCGTGGAGCCTGCGGTGACGGGCATCATCGGCAAGACGACGGGTGTGGGAGAAGGCGCTCTTCGTGACGCAGCCAAGGCCGGATATGTGGGGGGCAAGCAGGCCGAAGACCTGACTACTGCCATGCGCCACGGCGTCCCTCTGGAGGACTTGGTCTCCGACGCCACACAAGGCATGAAGAACATCAAAGCGAAGGGCATGGCCGACTACAATGCTCGACGCAATGATCCCACACACGGGTGGGCAAAGGACCCCACCACACTTAACTTCGCTCCTATTGAGCAGAAGTGGCACGACGTCCTCGACTCCATGAAGTCAAATGCCGGGACGCGCAAGGTTGGTGACGCCGAGTGGAACAAGATGCAGGAGATTGGCGAGGTCATCAATAAGTGGAAGTTCAATCCGCTTGAACACACCGCCGACGGATTTGATGCGTTGAAGCAGCGCATTCGCGCGATTTACCCCGACGGCGTCCAACCGCAAGTCCAGCGCGCCGTGACGGCTATGGCTAATTCTGTCTCCGGCGAAATCACGAAGCAGGTCCCCGGCTACGCCACGGCAATGAAGAACTACTCCAAGATGTCGGACAGCGTCTGGGAAATGGAGAAGGCATTCAATCTGGGGGACAAGAGTTCCCTGTACTCCGCTATGAGTAAGCTCCAGACGACGATGCGGAATGATGCCGCGAGCCAGCAGGGTGCCCGCACCCAGTTGCTCAAGCGTCTGGAAGACGAGGGTAACGTCTCCCTTCGCCCCCGCCTCGCTGGCGGGGCGCTCGAAGCGACAATGCCGCGAGGCATTGCGGGTGCCGTCACAGGAGCGGGACTGGGTGGGGCTTCTGGACTGACTGCGGCAGCAATGATGGCGAACCCTTGGGCACTTGTAGCCGCCGTCCCCGGACTGTTGGCATCGTCGCCTCGCCTCATGGGCGAATTGTACTACGGCGCAGGCAAGGCGGCTGGAGCACCCGGTCGGCTGGTCGACAAATTGCCGAGTCAGATTTCTACGCCCATCAAAGAGGTGGGTCGTGGTGCCTTCTCGCCGATGGCGCGGCAGGTCTACCGCATGGAGGGCGACAGCCTCCCCCCTGAAGAGCAGCGCGCACGCGGCGGCTACCTCCGCATGAGGGGCCGCTGATGGCCTCGCTCCTCGACGCCTACGCGCTGCCCGACGCCTTCCCCGAGCCGGGGAAGGCACGCCTGCCGCAGCGTCCGAAGGCGCTCCCCTTCCTCGAAGCGAAGATGCCGAAGACGCCTGAGCTTCCGTCCATCGAGTCGTACTCCAACGACGCGGCGCTCGCCGGAGTGGAGAAGGCGTTCAAGCCCGCCGCCGGAAACAGCAGCCAGTTGGCAGACATTCTGAAGCGGATCGAGGCGATGCGTCCCGGCGCGCTTGACACGTCTGGCGTCGCCCGCAACGGCTACTTCCAAGGCATGGCAGGCTCCGGCGCTCCGGTGCGCGGCCCCGCGATGTCCCCGATGTCTGGGCCTGATACGGGCGACTACGATCCCAACGCCAGCGTCGCGGGCGTGCCGGAGGGCTACTTCCGTTCGCTCTACGGCGTCGAGTCGAGCAACAACCCGAATGCGGTCAACACCGCGGGCGGCACCAACGCCTCCGGCCTCGGCGGGCTTCTGCCCGCCACCTACGCTGGGATCGTCAAGGAAGCGCCGCACCTCGGCCTCTCCCCCGACGGCATCCTCGACCCCGGCATGAACCGGCAGGCGACCGAGTACTACACGGCCAAGAGCGTCGGCATCCTGAAGGAACTCGGCATCCCCGTGACATCGCAGAACCTCTACGCGCTTCACCACTTCGGCTACGGCGGCGGCCCCAAGCTGATCGCCAACCAGTCGGCCCCATTGAAGTCGATCTTCGGACCTGAGATATTCCGGGCGAACCCCTACATGAACCAGTACCAGACGGGTGCCGACCTCATGGGCCTGTTCAATAAGAAGTTCGGAGGCACGCGGTGACCGAATATGTGACCCTCGTCCGGCGAGGGGGGACCCCCATCCGGCTTGCCAATGCGTTTGGAGCGCCCTACCCGACTTCGGGCACAGGCTCGTTGGTGTTCTCTGACTCTCCGACGCTTACCAACCCAATTCTTGTCAGCCCGACGGCTTCGGGAAACTTTGCAATATCAGGCAGTCTTACCGTTGGCACGACGTTGGCCGTGGCGGGTGCCACGACGCTGGCCGCGCTGACAGCCGCTAGTATCAACAAGGTTGTCGTGACGGCCCCGGCCACGACGGCCACCCTTACTTTGGCAGACAACAGCACGTTGCAGACTGTTGGCGCGTACACTTCGGCGCTCACTTTTACAGCGGCGACCAATGTCACCTTCCCAATATCCGGCACTTTGCTGTCGACTGCAAACCTAGGCACGGGCGTTGCGACGGCACTCGGTGTCAACGTCGGTTCTGCCGGTTCCTTTGTCGTCAATGGCGGCGTGCTGGGCACGCCCAGCAGCGGCACTCTTACGAACGCGACCGGCTTACCCTTGACGACGGGCGTCACAGGTAATCTGCCGGTCACGAACTTGAATGGCGGTACGTCTGCGTCCGCCTCCACGTTCTGGTGCGGCGACGGCACATGGAGCACGCCCGCAGGCACTAGCGTCTCGACTTTCAGTGCTGGCACGACCGGCTTCACGCCCAGCACCGGGACGGCGGGCGCAATTACGCTGGCAGGCACGCTCGTCTCGGCCAACGGCGGCACGGGCTTTTCGACCTACGCCGCTGGAGACATTGTTTACGCATCGGCTCTCAATACACTGTCGAAGCTGACGGCGGGAACCAACGGCTATGTCCTGACTTTAACGGCGGGGCTTCCGTCATGGGCCGCCAGCACGGGCGGCGTGACGAGCTTTTCCGCCGGTACGACCGGCCTCACGCCGTCCGGCGTCACGACCGGGGCTATCACCCTCGCCGGTACACTTGCCGTAGCCAACGGCGGCACGGGCGTCACGTCTTCGACGGGCACGGTCGCGGTCGTCTTGTCGAACAGTCCAGTACTGGTGACGCCCGACCTCGGCACGCCATCGGCAGCACTGCTGACGAACGCCACCGGCCTGCCGCTGACGACGGGCGTGACGGGTACTTTGCCCGCAGCCAACGGCGGCACGGCGCAGTCTACTTATGCGACCGGCGACACGCTCTACGCCAGTGCGCTTAATACGGTGTCCAAGCTGACTATCGGCTCGACAGGTCAAGTGCTGACCGTCGCGGGCGGCGTCCCGACTTGGGCGACCAGCACGGGCGGCGTGACGAGCTTCTCGGCGGGCACGACGGGCCTCACGCCGTCAGGCGTTACCACGGGAGCGATTGTACTGGCGGGCACGCTTGGGCCAGCCAACGGCGGGACGGGCGTCGTCAACAACGCGGCATCCACCATTACGATTACAGGCGCTTATTCGCTCGGCATGACACTGACGGGCGCGACTTCGGTCACGCTACCGACCAGCGGCACGCTCGCCACGACCGCGCAGCTTGCGGCCTACCTGCCGCTGGCGGGCGGGACCATGGTGGGCGACATCCTGTTCACCGATAATCTTTACGACATCGGCAAGAGCGGCGCGACGCGGCCACGCGACGGCTACTTCAGCCGCGTCCTGTCGGCCTCCGTAGCGACCGCCGAGAACGGCATGTTCGTGAACAAGCAGACGGTCGCCGCCGACTACACCATCGCGTCTGGCTATAACGCCCTGTCGGCGGGTCCGGTCACGGTGAACAGCGGCATCACCGTAACCGTTTCCTCTGGCAGCAGTTGGGCCGTCGTATGAGCACAATCAATCTTCAGGGCGCAACGAGCGGCACGATTGCCCTCGTCCCCACGGCTATCGCCGGATCGAACACGATCACAATCCCCGCCGAGACGGGGACGCTGCGCTCGACGGTATCGACCGGCACGGTGTTGCAGATCGTCAATTACCAGACGGGAGCGGTTGCGACGGGGACTACAATTATGCCGGTTGACGACACTATTCCTCAGAATACTGAAGGAAACGAGTACATGACCTTGGCTATCACACCGAGGTCCGCCACCAGCAAGCTACTTATCGAAGTATCGGCCTGTATCACCAACAGTAACGCTGCCTCCACGAATGTGGGGGCGCTTTTTCAGGACTCGACCGCTAACGCGCTCGCCGCTCGGCCTATGTATCAAGGCAACACTATTGGAGCGATGATCGCCGTGGTGCTTACTCACTACATGACTAGCGGCACTACGAGCAGCACGACATTTAAGTTTCGGGCAGGCTCCAATTTAGCAGGCACGGCCACGTTCAATGGAACAGGGGGCGGCAGAATATTTGGGACAGTCATGGCCTCCTCCATCACCATCACCGAAGTCGTCCCATAAGGATCATCACATGAACAAGCACACCGATCAGGCTATCCGCAACACGCACCCGACCGTCGCCAAGATCGTCTACAACGATCCCATCGAGGCGTTCGACGCGAGCGAGAAGCCCGTCACGCTCGACATGGGTCTGGTCGCCACGGAGATCGCCGTGCTGGAAGCCGCCGAGTACAAGGTCGCCTACCGCGAGCTTCGCCGCGTGGCGTACCCGCCCGTGGGCGACCAGTTGGATGCCATCTGGAAGGGCGGGCAGGAGCAGGCCGCCATGAAGGCCGCTATCGACAAGGTCAAGGCCGACTATCCGAAGCCCGCCTAGCGAGGAAGCACGATGACCACGCAAGTAACCGGCAGCGGCGTCAACTTCAACGGCTCGACCAGCGGGACCATCCTGCTGACGCAGCCTGCTATTGCCGGGTCGAACACGATCACGCTGCCTGCGGAGACGGGCACGGCGCGGACGACGGTGTCGAGCGGGACGGTGTTGCAGAGCCTCTACACGCAGTCGGGGGCGTTGGCGACCGGGACCACGTTGATCCCCTACGACAACACGATTCCACAGAACACCGAAGGCGATCAGTATTTCTCGCAAGCCATCACGCCGCGCAGCGCGACAAACATCCTCGTGATAGAAGTCGTGGCAATCTTCAGTTGCAATCCCGGCGCAGTCTACACGATGATTGGCGCGCTGTTTCAGGACAGCACTGCCAATGCCATCGCAACAACGGCTGCCTTCTCATCCAATGACAACGGCATCACCATACTGACCCTGAAACACACGATGGTGGCAAGCACCACTTCAGCCACCACCTTCAAGTTCCGGGCGGGAAATAACACGGGCGGCACCACCTCCCTGAATGGGCAGGCGGGCGCTGGCCGCTTTGGAGGGACCTACGCCTCCTCCATCACCATCACCGAGGTCGTGCCATGA